ACACCATGACTTATTCTCTTAATCCAAGCAAAACCAGTATTTACACCAGTAAGAGTTGAATTTATGACAGCCCATTTTCCAGGTACATATTGAGTTGCTTCTGAATTTAACATTACATATTGTATTACCATTTATTACTCCTTTAGTTTATCTTTTGTTTTATTTATATCTTGAGATTATTTTAATAAAATTATTTTAAATAATCCTTGACTAATTTACCATTTTTATATAATTGATGAACATACAATTGACCGTATTTTTTCCACATTTTATATTCACCATCTAATTCATCATTTTTATAAAAACAATGTCTATATAATTTTCCATTTTCATACCATGATTTATATTCACCTTCTCTTCTATAGCCACTAAACCATAAACCATTAACCATTCTATTTTGAGGATTATTAAATAATTGTTTAATTTGTTCTCTGGCTATATAATTCATTTTAAATAATCCTTGATTACTTTATCATTTTTATATAATAAATGATATTTCAATTCACCAGTTCTATCCCATAATTTATATTCACCATCTTTTTGACCATTTTTCCGAAAACACTGTACACACAATTGTCCATTTTCATACCATTGTTTAAGTTCACCTTCATCTCTATAACCACTAAACCAAAGACCATGAGTCATTGTTGTTTGAGTATTAGTAAACAAGTCTTTTATCTGTTTATGCATTATATTCATTTTTTATTTCCATCTTTAATGTCTTTAATGTATCAAGCATTTTCCCCTTTATATCCTTGGCTACATCTGGATAATAATCATCAAATTTATTTATTCTATCATTTAAATAATCTAATGCTTCTTGTTTTGTAATTCCATTCTTTCTTAAGTTTCTCATCATGCCATCAGCATCATGTGCTGGCTTCCAATCTCTTTCATGTATAGAAGTAAAAACATTTTTATCAATTATCTTGGTCATCTCACCATCTTTCTTGAGAACAATCCCTTCATGAGAATAACCTTGAGATGGGATATATTCACCTTCTCTTACTTGTCTTACAAATTGTTTTAATAATTGCTCTTTTATATTTAACTTCAAAGATTGTGCTTTATCTCTTACTTGTTTAACCATTTCACTTTTTTTGCCAAGTGCTTTCATACCCAAGATGTCCATATTTCTAAAGCCATCTGTTTCTGCTTCTAAAAATGCCTCTAATTCTTTTAACTCCTGTTCTATATTTATATTATATTTTTTAGGGTCAACAACTTGTGTTTTACCAAAAGCCCATGTTTGTTTTACTGTCTGCTCTTTTAATTCATCAACATCTATAACCAAGTTATTTACTGTAATATGAACTACTTGTTTATTTAAAGAATCAGCAACTTGTTTATTATTAAGAATGACAAGATGATTCACACCACCAAAATCATATTTTATACAATTTGGCTTATCACCAAACATTACTTCTGCCATCACTTCTTCACCTGGATTTAATACCTTTAAATCTATTGCCTCTAAAGCAGCATGAACAGAGGCATGAGCATTATAATAAATCTTGCCTTGTTTTAACCACTCATCAGAGGAGTAAAACCTTTTACTTGCATCAGTTTTTTCATCTTTATGAAAAGCATTTTTTCCTAAAGCAGTATATAACCTACCATCTTCAGATAAACCAAATGCTATGTTTGTTGTTCCATCTAATTTAATTGATGCTTCTGCTTTATATATATCCTTGACAAATGATATAAAGTCAGATACTTTTAAATCTTCAATATGTGTCATTTCTAAAAGCATCCTTCTGAAGAAAGAGCGTTGACTTTCTGTCATCAAGTATTTTTTTAATTTATCAAAATAATTTTCTATACCAGCAGGTACAAGTTTTAAAAATTCTTCTTTATCTCCATTTCTTATTGCTTGTCTTACTTTTGTAGCAGATATATTATCTGCTGAATCTAAATCACGTGAAATAAATTCTATTTCCATATTTATATCATCAGCCACATATTTTTTTTCTTTTGCCACTTTAATCATTTCTTTATATGGTTGTCTTTCACTTCCACTAATTATAACAAAATCTTTAAATCCAGTTAAATCATTTATTTGATTTACAATTTTATCTATACTGGCAATAGGTGCCTGAATAATTCTACTTCTATGTAATTTACCACCAAAAGCATCATATATCATTTTGGCCCTTAATGCACCTGAAAATGGATTTTTTTCTATTTCTTTTTTCATAGAAGAAGGTGTTGTATCTTTAATATGACCTCTTTCTTTTACTTTTTTGAAAAATTTAGCATCATCTTGTTGGGGTAAGTCATGGTCTGTTGCTCTTAATCTTCTTCTTGTATTTGCTACAATAGAAGGTTTAGAGTTGATAATTACCACAAAGGTTTGTGGATATTTTTTTATAGCATTATCTATAATTTCATAATGTGCTTTTGTAATTGGCTGAAATCTACCTATTATAATTGCTGTTTTCATTTATCTGCCCTCAAATAATCCTTGACTACTTTGCTATTTTTATATAAACGATGAATAACCAATACTCCATCTTCATTCCATCCTTTATATTCACCTTCTTCTTTACCATTTTTATAAAAACAATGTATCTGTAATTGTTCATTATCCCACCATGATTTATATTCACCATCATATTTACCATTTTTATAGAAGCAGTGTTTAAACTGTTGTCCAGTATCCCACCATTCTCTATATTCACCTTCACCTCCATAACCACTAAACCACAAACCATTATACATTGCTTTTTGAGGATTATCAAATAAATTTATTATTTGCTCTCTTGTTATATTCCTCATTCTAAATAATCCTTGACTACTTTATCATCTTTATATAAACAATGTTTTATCAATTTACCTTTTTTATCCCAATTTTTACATTCACCATCTTCTTTTCCATTTTTTATAAAAGAGTGAACAGATAATTGTCCATTTTCATGCCATTGTTTCCACTCACCATCATATTCATCATTTTTATAAAAACTATGTTCCCATAACTGTCCATTATCATACCATCTTTTATATTCACCATCATATTTACCATCTTTATAAAAAGCACTAATTGCCAATTGCCCATTATAATACCATTGTTTATATTCACCATCATATTCATCATTTTTATAAAAACAATGCATCCGCAATTGACTATCATCATGCCATCTTTTAAATTCACCTTCTCCTTCATAACCACTAAACCACAAACCATTATACACTGTCAGTTGAGAATTATCAAATAAATCCTTAATTTGCTGTCTGGCTATATAATTCATTTTCTTTTAAATTCCCACCTTGTTTTATCTACAAATTCATTATACATTGTTTTATAGAAATCATTTTTATTTTTCATTCTCTCTAACATATGCCCAAACTTATGACAACTATCACACAAAATCATTACATCCTTTCTCTCTTCTTTAAACATTGTATCATAATGTTTATGATGGATATGTATATGATTTTCTGCTTTGGGCTTTCTCATGCCTTTTTTCTTTCCTATTTTATAAAATCCATATCTTTTACATTTACAAATCTCACATTCAGTATCATCTGTATAAACCCATTTTTTATGTAAATCAATCCAATGCTGTGTTTTATAATACTTTCTCAATGTCATTTATTTATACCATCTTCAAAAACTGATTTTATAAATAATTTAGCACATCCTTCAAAATCATTTATAAAATCATAATATTTTTTTTCTTCCATACCCATAGTTCTTATTTTATTAACTACTTTTTTTGGTTTTGATAACTCTAAAGGTTTAATTTCTCCATGTACAAATACAACTAAATCATTTGGCATAGAAAAAATATCATCTTCATCATAATTCCCTTCTTCTTTTAATCCAAAATATATTGACTTACTTTCTTGATAATTTAATCTAAAAAATTTATTTACATATTTTTTAGCCGATTCTGGTATATTCATTTTTAAAAAATCCTTTTAATTATTTCTTCAAATGGTATATCATACTCAACAAGTTGCTCTATAAAATCATCTGCTGTTATTTCTGTATATGATTTAAATGGTAAAACCACGTCATCAAACCATAAAACCATGTGGTCATAATATAAAATCCATTCTCTACCATTTATGACTAATTTAACAATAAAAGCATTAACTCCTTCTGGTGGTATTAACTCATAAATTTTCATATTATTGCCTTAATTACATCTCTATATTCAACTCCAAAATATTTTAATTCTTTTAATAAATCATATACTTCATAAAATAACTCTGCGTTAACTATTTTTTCTTCTGGTTCAAAACTAACACCACCATATATAGTTGCTACAATTCCAAATGAGTTATTATCAACTACAAAAATTAATAAAAGTTTTAAATTATCATTAATATATCGTGGTTTTAATGCATAAATCTTCATATTATTATCTTGTTTTTTACCAAGATAATAGTATGATAGTATTTGTAAATTTACAGCATTCAAGTTATGCAATATATTCTAAAGATAAAAATGGTGAAAGGCTCATTGCAAAAACACCAGGACTTTATTATACACCAGATAAAATACCTGGCTACTCTTCTTTAACATATGTAAAAGATAATATACCAGAAATAAATAAAAGATTATTAATTATGAAATTTTTTCAAGCAGCGGAGACAAGATAAATATTATGGATTATAAATCACTTTCATCATATAAATTATTACTCGCATTAGGTTGTACAGACACAACTGGTCCACAAACGCTAAAAAAAGGAATAGTAAAATTTACTATCCCTGGTGATAGATATTTTGAAGCAGTATATCATTTTGACCCTGCTTATAAACTTGGAGATTCTAAAATAGTAGCAAAAGCCGTTCGTCGTGCTGGTGCATCAGCAACCGATTTTTTTATTAAAAAACCAGGACCAAATGATTATGACCTTGCCTTTAAAGCATTTATTCTCAACATGCTTGGTATAAGAAATATAAAAAAATTGGATATGAATAAATTTCCAGAAATAGTAGAATCAAATAGAAAAGTTATATTTGATAAAATATTTAATCAATCATAAATCATTTCTTCATTTTCAAATATAACTTGCATGAAAAATAGTGGCTCTAAATCCTTATTTGCCCAATCTTCATATATTATATCATCTTTTTTTTCATCATATCCAACATCTACTAATAATTGTTTTGGATTAATTATAATCCCAGAAATAGTCGGATGATTTAATAAAATAGTTATCTGCCCGTTTTTAACAAGTGTACATAGATTCTTTCCTAACATTTATTACTCCGTAAATACTATATGTATAAGTTTATAAGCATTATTTAACACAATTTGATTTAATCTATTTAATTGATCTTTGTCGGTAACCAAATTATAATCTTTAAGATCTGTGAAATTATGGTCATTTCTTGGTTTTACATTATATTTAATATTTTTAATTTCTTCATCTGAAATAACTTCCAAACCTAAAAAATTATTAGCAATTTTAAAATTTGTGAGATATATAAAATTAGCGTATTGGATCTTAGTTTCTGGTGTATAATACCAGGTATAATAATTATATTGCATTTAATTTATTTAAAATGACTTGATTGATAATAAAAAATACGGTTTATTCTAAAAATTTCTTTTTCAGAGAATCCTAACATATTTTTCATATCCCAAGGCCATCCTTGTTTTATTACTTCTACAACAAGTCCAACTGATGATTTACTTCGAGTTATTTTTTCCATAAAAGCATTTTCAAAAATATATTTAATTATAAATCTTCTAAGTCCTGAAGCATCAATTCCAATTTCTTGTAAAGAAATTTTTCTAATAAAAAATTTTGCAGCATTATTTTCATCAATATGTTCATATGATATTCCATATTGATTATGTACAACATACTCTATGTCAAATTTGCCTAAGAATCTAACTTGATCTTCTTCATTTTTTTTTATATTAAACAAATAAACCAGTTTATAATTTGTTAAATCATCAGCTTTTTTGTTTTTTTTGATAAATGGACACTCGCTGGCTACACATTTTGGATTAACATACTCTTCATTATCTTGTACTAAATAATATCCTTTTTGTAATTCCATTTTTTACCTCAACACTATGATAATTATCATGCATTTTATCTTATTCCATCAATTTTATATAACTCAAATAAAGCTTTAATTACTGATTTATAATCTTTTGGTTTTGTATATATCCATTGGCCAATTTCATAATGTTGAAATGCTCCATGAACAATCACCTTTTCAACTCTATATCTTATACCATTTGAGATATTTTTGTCTGGTTTGTCTGATAATTGGAGTATGTGACCACCAATAGGATGTATATCATAATCATAATTCATGAGATTATCTTGCAATTATTTACTTTAATAATAAATATTTTGCAACTTCTATATTATCCATCTCTTCATAAGAATTTTTCTTTAACCAAAAAAATAATGCTTTGCCACTTAATCCTATAATTGTGTCTCTACATTTATCATAACAATATTTATCTCTCCAATCAGAAATATAATATTCACCTTTTTTAATTGAAGAAATAAAAGTATTGGGAGATAGAGTTAAATAAATGCCGCGCTCTCTATTAATGTAATATTTATCCATAATAATTATTTTTCACGATAGCGCTCACACAATGTGTTTTTCTTAAAGTCCTTCTTTCTTAAGATACAAACATATATTATGCTATTACATTCTATAGCTTTTATTCTAGTAAAATAATAACATTTTACACAGTCTTGTCCTAATAAGAGTTTTTTAGCATGTTGAATTAATTTATTTTTTGTCATTTGTAACGTTTATTTAAATAAAGAGTAATTAAAAATAATATAAATACTAATTGCCAACTATTTATCATGATAAATGTTTATTAATATTTCTTTTTTATTATTAAAAATTTACGTAGCGGATCAGTTTGGACACACGATACAATTTCCCAATTATTTTTAATTAAAATAGAAAATATTTCATCATGTGGTAAGTTTTTTTCATATTTTTTTAAAGCAATTTGTGATTTAGCTTTAAAAGGGTGTGGAATACTAAAATTTTTATAAAAATTAATCATTCTTTCAAAACCGCTACAATTACTTTCATCTAATTCGTTTATATATAAATAAGGAATGTTATTAATTTTGCAAACAACGTGGTCTTCAGAATTAATTTTTTCTATTAGAACAATTCCACCACCAGATTTTATTTTTCCTCTTCCAATACGATATGCCATAAAAACAAAAATCATGCCAGGAACCCATACGTTTATTAACTCATATAAACTAATTTGCCACAAAATAATATCAAATATTATCACAATTCACTCTCCCATATTGTTTTTATCTCATAACCTCTTTTAATAGCATACATCTTTTTTAAATTATCAGCATGCCATATCTCTGAAGCAGTTTTAACCTTCCACCCTGGGATACCTAATTTAATTATATCCTCTGCTTTATATTTTTCTGGATCAGCATGTGTACCTGTCCCATTTACTTCAACCAATAAATTTTCTGATGGTATATAAAAATCATATCTATATCTCTTACCACCATCTGGAATAATATACTCTCGAATATATTCTATCCCTTGACTATCTAAATATGCTGCATACTTGTTTTCTATACCAGTACAATTAAAAGTTCCATTTTTTCTTTTAGTATCATATTGCTTCATTAACTGGTCTTTAACTTGTTCAGGTGTTCTATTTAGCATTTGCTTTCTTTTACTTTCCTTCCATTTATTTTTTTCTTCTTCAGTCATATTTTTTTGACCATCTATTAATTTCTCAACTCTATGGTTTTTATATTCTTCATTTTCATATAATTTTTTTTGTGCTTTAATTTGTTTCTCTTTTATGCCTTCCATATTATTAGGATTTTTATCCGGATTATGTTTAAAATATAAAGATTTACTTTCACCTGTTGAACGCAATTTAACACCCATATCTAAAAGACGCTGACGTATCATTTTTTTATATGTTCCCATTCTATCAGCTATATCAAGAGTAGACATCCTTTCCTCTATATAAAGACGCTTAATCTCTTCATTGTCTAAATTAATTTTATATTCACCTTTACTCCTCATGCTTTTTATCTTACATTTACGAGAACAAAATTTGGGTGATTTAGATGGTCTATGAGAAAATTCTTTTCCACATACTTGACAGATTGATTTGCATCCTTGATTCTTTTTTTGTGATAAGAGGACCCTAGTGCAATCTTTTGAACAAGTTTGCTTTATTCTTGATGGAGACGATTTAACATCCTCTCCACATATTATACACTTAGTTATTACTGGCATACTTATCTCCTTATATATAAGTATGCTTTTTTTGTATGATTTTATGTAAGTTCCATTAAAGTTAAAATTGAGCAATAAAAAAAGAGCCACTCCGAAGAGTGGCTCAAATAATTACTTATTCAGCAAATAATTATGCTGGCAATCCCTTGACTTTAATCATGGAATAAAGGAGCTGTCCATGAGGAACTTGAGTAAGTCCATAACGAGCAAGGAAGCCTCTTCTTGGGTTGAAGTCTTCTTGACCAACGATAACTGGAGTAAGGTTAGTTACGTATGGTGAGTAGACAAGACCTGAACCAAATGGAGTTTGAGCTGACTTATGACCCATGAGGATAAGATCAGTTGGGAACATTGGGTCCTTGTAAATGTCATATGCGCCATTGTAGTTACCAGCCTTAACGACTGACATGCCCATAGAAGCAGTTACTGGGTTAGGGATGAATCCTTTAATGTTTTCAATGTAGGAAGCGACGTTTGTACCAACGATCATCCAGTTGGCTGGACCGATCTTACTCTTTCTGAAGACTTCGTTAGAAGCTCTGGTTACAGTTTGCATAAGAGCAAGGTGGCTGTCAAGGTAGTTACCAGAAGTGTAGGTAACGTCTGACCAATCGTGTGTGAATCTTGAAGAAGCAGGAGCAATGCTCATAGCCTTTTGAATAATTTCACGATCGATTTCACTGATCATTTCGTTAGAAACAAGAGCAGTGAGTTCTGCATCAGCAGAGAGACCATGGTATGCTCTTAAATCTTGTTCAGATTCTTGGCTCCACATAGCCTTGAGTTTTCTTGTCTTGATCATTACAGGGACTGAACCAATTGTGATTCTCATCTCTGGAATGTTCTTGGAGAATTCCATATCAGTCTTGTAGAAAGCCTTTACTTTGAATTTGCTTGTTGTTGGAACATCAGCATGTGGAGTAACAGTAACTACACCAGTTGTAGCATTAGCAGCTACTGTATATCTGGTTGTTGTTGCACTGAGTTTATCTACTCCCTTTACCTTGAATGCTCCACCTTCATAATAGAAGCTGAAAGATTCTGCAGCAGCGCCATCAGCATCATATTCTTCGATTGTTCCGAAGAAAGAAGCAACGCCAGCGGCTACTGGCCATTTTGCGATATAAGCAGAAGCATCTGCTGTAGAAGCAGCTGTATCGCCATCAGCAGAAAGTTTTTCGAATGGTCCGATTTCGTCTGAGGAATAGTAAGGATTGTAGCCTTCTACTAATCCAGGATTTTCTTCGTACATGCTATACTCTGGGAAATTAGCATTACCAGCACCGCCAGTTTGGCCATTGATACCAGAGGTTGTTCCTGCAGAACCAGCATAGCTGTATCCGTCTGGGTTTCCTGGTCTGTCAGTACCATATTGATACTTGAGATAGAAAATAATTCCAGATGGAGCTGAGAGTGGTTGTACAGAAACGATGTTGTTAGCGATTAAGTTGGGGAACACACGTCTAACAATTGGAAGCATGATCTTTTGAAGACCTTGAATGTCTCCAGTACTTGTAGCACTGAATTCAGGGGCTTCAGCAAGATAACGAGCTTCGTTCTCGAGAAGCATAGCAGTTGATTCTGCTGTGTAATCATCAGAGATACCCTCAAGGAATGGTTCCCATTTCTTGAGAAGCTTTTCTCTTTCTTCTTTCATAATTCTTTGATAATCCATTTAAAAACCTCCCTAATTTGTCGTCCTGAGATCAACGATCTTTAACGGTACGACTTAGTAGTTTATTTATTTGGCCTTTCTGAGGCCAGCTAAAGCAAGTTGTTCATGAAGAGTGACTTCAAAAGCTTTTCTCTTAGCACTCTTATCTTCATTAAGAGCTGGTCTTGGAGCTTCTTCTTCCTCTTCTTCTTCGATCTTGGATCTTATTTCAACATCTTCTTCTTCATCATCTTCTTCATCTTCATAATTCTCTTCTAAAGCAGGGGCTGTTTCTTTTTCAGCTTCTTCTTTAAGAGCTTTCTTTATGACTGTGAATTTTTCTACCATTTCTTCGACAGAGCCTTCGCCCATCATCTTAGAAACTACTGCTCTTGTTCCTTCAGAAAGAGATTCAAGAAGTTGTGCTTTCTTGAGTTGTCCTTTAAGAAGTTCATGGCTTTCGATTAATTCATTATACATTTGAGCGAGTTTAGCAAATTCGTCTTTGTGACGTTTTGCAGTTGATTCATTAATGAGAGGATAAACAATGGCCTTGACTTCTTCAAGAGCTTTTGCTTCTGGTCCTTTCATTGATTCAACCATAACTTCGGCTTTAATTTCTTTATACATTTCTTTGAGAGCTTTTGAGAATCTCTTTGTATAAACCTTTTGAAGATTTTCTTTTACTTCACTAATAAGGTTTTCAGATTCTTCTTTAAGTTCTGCTTCCATCTGCTCATATCTTTCTGTAAGCTCTTCTTCGATCTTTTTCTTTTCAGCAGCTTTCCATGCATCGAGCTTATCTTTTAATTCAGCTTGTTGAGCATCAGTAAGTTTAATATCCTTAAGGGTCATTGTTATTCCTCCTTATTCCAATTTAAAGTATCTGGATTGTAGCCAAGTTCTTGGATCTTATTAACTATACGATCATGAACTTTTTTACCATAAACATCTTCTATAAGTTGAAGATTGGTTCCATTAATTCCAACTCTTTCTTCAAAGTCCTCATTCTTGACAAGAATGTGATAATCATGGGAGATGTGGAAATTAAGGTTTCCATAAGAATCTTTTTCACCTTCTACCATATAGAATCTGTTGCCATCAACATCTTTTGTAAGCAATTGTTTTGCTTCTTCTTTTGTTTCAAGTTCTTCACTTAATACGTCTTCGAGAAGAGTATCAAATGTTGAAGTATAATTTTCATCTATTTGAACATCTTTATTTTCATTATTTTCATAAACTGCTTGTGGATAAGCATTTGGTGTAGAGGGATCAGAGACAATATCAAATGTTACAAGTTTATAGTCGTTTTGCACTTCTTCTAAACCTTTACCATTTTTCTTTGTACTTCCGAATCCTCTTGAAGAGATACCGAGTTTTACCCCGGAACGAAGAAGTTGTTCGAGAATTTTACCACTAGCTGTTGGAAGAACTTCAGCTTCACCATACATTTGACCATCTTCATTTAACTTGAGAGCAGTGACCACATGTGATACTTTTTCCAAATGGATTTTTGCATCATTTGGGTGATCAAGTTCTCCAAGCATTCTTCTTTCTTGAACAGCTTGTGCTGTTTTTTGGATGGAAGACTCAAGAACAGGGCGAGGATAAACACGACCATTTCCATTAGGAAGGTCGGCGTGTTGGAATCTGCCCTTTAATTTGAATTTCTTTGGCATTCCATCTTCATTGAGTTCATCAATTGTATAATCTAACTCATTAAAATCTCGAAGTAATTGTGCCATTAAAGTTCTACTCCTTCTTCGTCTTCTACTTCTTTTTCTTCTTCATCTTCTTCTTTTGGGGCTTCCACAGAGCTTAAGAAATCAATAACTTCTTTCATCTTTGAGTCTTCAATATCAAGACCCTCAAGTGATGAGATTAATCCGCCAACATATTCAGCTTCAGGAGAATCATCCTCAAGTTGCTTTTTAATCTTACCAAGGATATCAACAATTTTCTTTACATCTTCAGATGCTACAGATGCTGTTGCTTCTTTAGATGGTTCATCTTCTACTGGTTCTTCAAGATCAGCATCCATTTCATCACCTTGTTCTAGGAGAGTGTTAATCTCAAGAATTTTTTCTTCTGTAAGACCATTCTTTTTCAAGAATTCACTCTTCATTAAACGACCTTCTTTTGTCTTCATAATTTTTTCAAATGCTTCAACTAATTCTTCAGTATCAGTTTCACCATGCATGAGAGCTGTTTTTGTGATAAGCTCTTCAAATAAATCTTTCTTGAGTAAGAATAATTCTTTATTTTCTTCAAGGAATTCTAACATAGCTGTTTTGCCAAGTTCAGTTGATTCTGTGGCGAGAATTTTGTTTATCATTCTTTCGAATTTTGCTCTGAATGTATCACTCATCCATTTTTTGGATACATTTGCTGCGACTGTCTTCATGGCATCCATAACATTGGTGTTGTCTTTAAGAGTAATAAGTTGCTTTGCAGGTCCACCAATATCTGTGTTTACTTTAATTTCTCCATAAGAAGGTTTAAAAGTAACTCTATTGAGAGCAGTTGGGATTGAGTTCTTTGATTGATCAACCTTTAATGAAACATGTTGAACAAATGGTTCTTCAAGAAGTTTCTTGATTTCACCTTCAAACATATTTCTTGCATCTCTTGCCTTCTTAATGGCTCTGATTCTGGATGATTCCATAACTTTTCTATACTTTCTATCTTTTGCTTCAGTGAAAATAGATGTACTTTCGTTTTTGAACTTAAGATTGAAACCAGTCATAAGATCTTCAACGGTAATCTTTTTCTCACTGTCAACATTAAAATAGTCTGCAACAACTTCGTCGAGATAGCTATCATCATTCTCTGTTAATGATACTTTCTCAAAGTCGCGCATTGTAAGAATGCCATTTTCATAAAGATAGTTGCAGAGGAAGAGCTCATCATTCTCTTCATCAAGAAGAATGAGTTTGTCATCATACATAGAAACTAATGCAGCGTTGTCAGATGTAGCAACAACTTCAGCAAGTTTATTGAACATCTTCTCTGCACTATGTTCTACTACTTTCTTAAAATTATTGTAAGTTAAAACCATTAATAATTTCCTCCTCTGTTAAAAGAGTCTAAAATAAGACTTGAACCTCTCTATTAGGTTCATTTTTTGTGATGTGTTATTTATTTTTTGATTCTGTTAATGTGCTCTTTGTGATAGAGCGTTTGTAAGCCTTTAATAAACCCGTGAATTCACCCTTTATGGTCATCCGGGTAACGCTATTCTGCTCATATATCTTATTCTTATCTTTATTATCTTTATGTACTTTTTCATAAAGATTAATATATTTTAGTAATTTTTGCGCATCTTTTTCATTTTCTAATAACCATTTACCACCATCAAATTCAATTGTTTTGCTTGCAACTTCAAGACCTGGCTCAGTAGGAGGAGTAGCTTCACCACCAGCTAGTGCTTCACCACCAACTTCAGGACCACCTGCAATTTCAGGTGCTGCACCACCAAGACCACCAGCAGCTGGTGTCATACCAACACCACCAGCTTCACCACCTGCACCCATACCTTGCAACATACCTTGCATTTGTGCATTAAGTTGTAATTGCATTTGATTTTGTAACTTAATAGTAGAAATTTCTTTTTCAGAGAAACCCAAAACATTTTTATATACCCAATCATCTGGCAAGAATGGAATACCTTCTTGAGAAACAAGAGCTCTAATAGATTGAATAAGAGTAAATTGTTGATTACGAATTTCAACTTCCATTAATTGATCTACATTAGACGGTGGAGTCAATTTAATTTTAAAATTCTTTAAATCATCACTTGTAAATTTTTTTAATGCCAATTCAATAATGGCTGCTTTTTCTAATCCCTTAATAATAAATTTTTGAATTCTTTCAATTGTTCTAGCAAACTGAATTTCTTGATTTGATAAATAAGATTTTGGATCATACGCCACACCTTCAGTAGCTCCACCTAAATAACCATTTGGGATACCAAGCGTTTTCATAATCATATCTTTAAAATATTTTACGTCATCTATTTCACCAAGATTTTGTCCAGGAGGAAGAGTTTCTATTCTCGTTCCTTGGCTGTTTTCTCTAACGGCTATGAAAAAATCTTCATCCACTGACATAGGATTTGCTTTTTCATCTATTTCACCCGTGTTAGGATTAACAAAACTCTTTTTCTTAAATTTTCTTTTTAATTGCTCAATATAATTATTTGCATCTTTTGTAGAAAGAGTTCCAACATCAATATAAAACACTCTTCTTTCTGGTGCACGAGAAATACGATAAACAAGCATAGCATCTTCCATTAATGAAAGACGTTTCCAAACTTTTCTTCCTGCTTCAAGAATTGATTTTCCATATGGTTCAAATTCATCATCTTCAATAGATAAATGAATTATTTGCCATGGTTCATATTTAGTTGGATCTTTTTCTTCATTTTTTGCATATTCATATTCAAAACCCTCTAATTTATTTTTCTTTTCTTTTCTCTTCATATTTTCTGGTTTTCTAATTCTTTCAAGAGAAACTATATTTTTAGGGGCTTTTTCTGAATCAAGAATAACTTCAAGGAATTCATCTCCAAATTTACACATATTCTTTGCATAAGTCCAGAGATTAGAATTAATATCCAATCTTTCAAAAAAGAGTTTTTCTAATATTTCTATTATTTTTTGATTATCAGATTGAATTTCTAAAACATTATTATTGATATTATATTGAGTAGCATTGTCAGAATTATGAACAAATACACCATTTGCATTAAAGTTGTGGAACTCTTCGACTTCCATATCATAAACATCAGACTTACCATAATATTCTATAGATATAACTCTATGGTTTTCATAATTATGTTGCATATCAGACCATGAATTATATCCAATTTTCTTCATCATATCATAAAAATAAGCCCTACTATATGGACTATTATTAACAAGTATTGAGAATTTTTTGTCTAAATTATTAGACATAAAATTAAGACAATGGTGTTCTCTTAATTGTGTCCACCCTGAAAATCCTAAAGACATAATTCTTCTTTCAAGAACCTGTCTATCAATATTTAATGCCTGAGACATTTCATTAAGAGTAGCATGTTTTTTACTTTCTTCATAAATATCAACATCTAAATCAATCCATCTTCCGTTTAAATTACCAGGTCTAGCAACACGATTTCTATATTCAGGGGATTCATCATAAAGATTTTTTATATATTGTCCAAATTCTTTTTTACGATCATTTGTCCAAGATTTTGAAATCTTTTCTTGTGTTCTTTTTTGTTGAGTAATCTCAATTAATTTTTTAATTCTTGTATCTTCTTGCATGTGAAGTTTTGTGTGTTCTTCATTTGTCATAATAACAAGATTATCAAAAGAATTATTATACTTATTGCCATCTTTGTGATGAATTATATTTGGCTTCTTAATTCTTTTGCCAGTTTTTAAGAAATAAACGTATTGATGATAACCCATTGAACCATATTTCATTGTTGACAAAACAGGTCTTCCTTGTTTTTCTCTTGAATAAAATGGTACAATTCTATCACCTGGAACTAACTTCCCAAGTTCCTTATATTCACCTGTTTTTAATAAGAATGGGTGATTATCAGTAGCAATTATTTCGGATCCATTATCAAAAGTTACTTTATATACATCTGTATTTCTTAAAGTAATATGTGGATCTTTTGCTTTTCCAATATCAACCTTATTTTCTTTTGTATTATATGACCATACTTCAAATTCATTACCTAATTTACCTTCAGCAAGTTCTTTTATTGTATAATCACCTTTAAGAGTACTTATAACTGTATCAGGATGTAAGCAATAAATGTGCAATCCTTGATTCAATTCAGGAACTTTGCACATTTCTTTATATTCACGATACCTATTTGATCTTTCATTTGATGTTGCTGTTGCTTCTTCTATCCAAGAATAAGCTTGCCATGCATAAGAAGCAAGACCATCTTTTTTGGTATCCCTCTCACGCATGGCTTCAGTGTTGTCAAGATCACGTGATATTTCATGAAATTTATTTAGATAGCGTTGGAGGCGTTCAGCGTTTTCTTGTTTTTTTATTTCTTCTGAATTTTTACCACCAATAAAATTATCAAAAATAGACATATTTTCTCCGATTTATATTATTCTTTGTCTTCTGGTTGAACACCAATCATTTTGGTAACAACTTCAAAAACTTTTTTAACATTGGGTAGAGTCCAATTAATTCCTCTTACTTTATCTTCAAGTTTATTTTTTAATTCCTTATAATCAACTTCTATGTCAGAAGATCCAGAAACACGACCTTTATATTGTTGCATTGTGTCTCTAAATTCTTTAGATTTAAGGGACTTGGGTTTTTCTTTATCTTTTTCTTCTTCTATCTCTACAAGAAGTCTTTCATTAAGATCTTTTATTGTTTTCATTCCTCTTCTCCTTTTGATTCAACTTCTTTTGTCATTTTCTTATTAATTCTCATTGTTAAGTTGATACCACCTGCTTGACGAAGAGCAGCAGAAATATTATCAGAAAAAGATGTGTTAATATCTGCTTGATCAAAAAAATCATCCCAATATTTGGCACAAAATTCTTGTGTCTTTTTACCAAATAAGATATTCATTGGCATATTAAATTCATAATGATCACCTTTATCTTCAAATCTAAATTGAAACATTTTTTCATCTGGCATAGTATCATCTTTTTCATAATATTTTCTTTTAATGAGCATATTAAGTTTTTCTAACTTAGTTTGCATAAGACGTTGATCAGTCTTTTCTAACTCTTTTTCAAGTTTTTCAGAATTAGATTCTTTTTCTGCTTCAAGTAAATTCATATTTTCTGCTAATTTAACCCATTTTCTCATATCATTAATTTGACTCATTATTGGTTCTCCTTGTGTGAATATATCATTATTTATCTTATTAAGTTTGAGTAAAAAAGTTTAATTATCTAAAATTTCGCGCATCTTTTGTGCTAATGCTTTGAAAGAATATGGTTTTGATATAAATTGTGTATCATCTAAATCAATTTCACCAAGAAGATGATTTTTAGTATATCCTGAAGTAAATAATACTTTTATATTTGGATTTACTTTTTTTATTTCTTGATATAATTCAACTCCGCTCATTTTTGGCATTACCATATCTGTTATAACTAAATTTATATTAGCAGCATCCCCATTTAATTTATCAAGTCCATCTTGACCATCAATTGCTATAATAATATCATATCCTAAATCAGTTAAGAATTTTTTAGCTAAATCTTGTAAAGAAGGTTCATCTTCAACAAACAATATTTTTTCATTTCCTTTAATTTTTTTAGAAGAGATAGATTTATTATCTTGTTGTTTAATGCCTTCTTCATAGCTTACTGGCCAAAATACTTTAATAGTTGTTCCTTTATCTACTTCTGAATAAACATGAATTGCAGCATTATTTTGTTTAATAATACCATAAACAGTAGACAACCCTAAACCAGAACCTTTACCACTCTCTTTTGTTGTAAAAAATGGATCAAATATTTTATCTTTAATATTGTCTGGCATACCAATACCATTATCTGAAAAAGATAAAATTACATATTCGCCTTCTTTTACTTCAAGATAGTGTTCACTATAATCTTTTGTTACAAAGAAGTCATTCATTTCTATTGTAATTTTCTTTGGTCTATCTATTTTACAAGAATTAAGAGCATCTCGTGAATTAGCAATAAAATTCAATATCATCTGTTCAATTTGATTTTGATCAGCTTTAATTTTATGTTGTGATTTTAATTCTGTTATTATTTCTATATTTTCACCGGCTATACTCTTTATCATATTAATCATATCTTTTACGACTAATTTAACATCTAAAATTTCTGGATTAGAAGATTGTCTTCTTGATACAGTTAATAATTGAGATGTAAGTTTTGTAGCTCTCTCAGCTGCTTTTTTTATTTCTTTTATTTCTTCAATATAATCAAATTGTTTTTGTTTAGATTCTACATCACTCTCTATCAATGAGATATACCCATTAATTGCTGTAATTATATTATTAAAATTATGAGCTATGCCTCCAGAAAATTGTCCAATTGATTCTAATTTTTGTGATTGATTTAATTGTTGTTGTAATTCTTTGTTTTTCTTTGTTGTTAAAATTTTCTCGGTAATATCTCTAAATACAATAACAAGACCATATATTGTATCATTATTATAAATTGGTGAAATAGAATCTTCTATTATTCTTGTTATTCCTAATGTCTCAATATTTAATTCCGCATAATTTATATAATAAGGTTTTTTGTTCTCTAATACTTTAATTGCTAAATCTTTTATTGATCTCCCATCAATGCTTATATTTTTTATTTTTAATACTTGATCAAGATCTGCACCAAAATAACCAGCTTCCCAATTTAGAATATTTTTAGCTATCTTATTCATCATTGTTATTCTAAGATTAGTATCAACAGTAATAACACCATCACCAATTGATTCAAACGTTGTTGACAAGCGTTTTTGATTTTCTCTAAGAGCATCCTCTGATGCCTTTAAAATCTGTTCACTGTTTTTCCTATCTGTAATATCATTAAAAATTGAAACAAAGTATCCTTCTTTAGGAGAGTATGTTGCTATATCAAACCATTTTCCTAATGCTTCTGAATATTTTTCTACTCTTTTAGGAATTTGTGTAGCCGCTACTTCACCATATAATTTTATCCACTCTATTTCATCTTTTAATACATCTGGATTTAATTCAGATAATGTTTTTCCAATACAATCTCTTGGGAAACCAGTTAATTGATGAAATTTTTCATTTGTTTGTATATATTCATAATCAATTGGTTTACCTTCTTTATCATATATCATCTTATGATAAGAGAAGGCACTGCTCATATTTTCTATAATTTTTTTAGATTCTTTTTCTCTTTCTTCTATTTTATCTAATGCTATTTTTAAATCTGTAATATTACTATAAGTTTGATAATATCTTATTGCATTATTTTTTGAATCAAATTCTGGTGTAGTAGAAGCAATAACCCACTTATACCCATCATAAAAACGTGAATGAATACCAACAACTATACTCAATTCTTTTTTACTTTCTTTTACCTGTATAATAGGACAGTTTGAATATTCTATTACTGATCCATCTTCTGATATAAAATTCAAGTCTAAATATTTTACTAATTGTTCAAATGTAAGTCCAATAATTTCTTTTTTATCTATATTAAATATTTGTTGCATTGATGTGTTTAAATCTAAAACTTTTAATTCAGTAGAGTAATAAATTACTCCTTGAGCCATATTTTCAAAAAGATACTCGAATCTATCAGAAATAATTTTTGCTTCTGTCGATTTTTCATCTGCTTTCTTTTTTAATAAAAGTGTTTTAATTAAAATAAATATTATTATTAAAAACACAACAAAAAATATTACATATATCCACCCTGGTAATACTCTTACTACTTCTTTTTTATTAATATATTTATCTAATAGTTCATAATATTTTGAATCTGGAATAGATTTAAGACGAATTAATTCACTATTAATAAATTTTATTACTTCTGAGTTTTTACCTTTTGTTGTAGCATAATATAATCTATTGATTGAGAATACTATATTAGATTGTTTTATTGAACTATAATGTGGAATGTAATAACCAATTGTTGGACCTGCAAATATTTCACCAGATATGATTGCTTCTTCTAATTGTTGATAAGTATCATATTCTATTAAACTATATTCTATTTTAAAAGAATTCATAAATGAAACAAAATTTCTTGAATTTTGATCATTTCTCATATATCCTATTTTTTTATTTTTTAAAGCATAAGGGTCGGTAATTTGTGATAATGATATTATTTGACTCCACGTTGTTATTGCATATTCTTCTGTGAAATCTAACACCTGCTCTCTTTCATCTGTTTTAATAATTGTTGTAATTATATCTATATTACCATTTATGGTTTTATTAAAAGCATCGGCCCAATATTCTTGAATAAAGACAACATTATAATCCTTTAATATATATTTTATTAGTTCAACAAAAAATCCTTTTGGTTGATCATTTTCTATGTAGCTTAATGGAGCTAATTCTGGAATAAGAGCCACTGAAACTGTTTGTTTTGTAGAAAAAAACTTGTCTTGAGAAGATAGAGTTAAGCTTAATATTAAGAATATTATCACCAGCCATTTTTTCATATTATATCTTGATAAAAAAACGCTTCTTTGCTCAAGAAGCGTTTTAATAATTTAATTTAATGTTCAATTAAAAAAATCATCTAATGATTTACTTTCGTTTTGTTTTCTTGATTTTGGTTTGAATTTAGGCTTATATCTCTTTGTATCAACTTTTTTCATTGGGTTCTTTTGACCTTTTTTATTTGGTTTAAACCCACCAATCATCTTATCATCATCTGCATAAGCTTCAATATCATAAGACTCTTCAACTACTTTTTTCTTTTTCTTTTTCTTACAAGCTTCTTCAATTGCTTCAAATGCAGAATCCTCAAATGTTTTAAGATATCTGTCAATTGTTTGTTTGAACTCAACTAATTCATTTTCATTAGCAAATTCAATACCATAGGCATTTCCAAGATTTTTTGCTGAGAGATAGTCAATTTCTCTGTTTTCAGCATATCTATGAATTTGTGCCTTCAATCCTTGATCCATTTTAATTCCTCCATAAGGATATGTTTATTATATAATTATCTTTATATTATTTTTATGAAAGTTAAAAAATAATAAAAAAAGCCCAAGGGGCTTAACCTTGGGCTGGCGGGAGTTCTGGCCACACTGCAAGTGGCAATGTCAGTTTTTTAGGATTTCAATTCTCTTTGGTTTTGCCTTTTCAGATTTTGGAAGATTAATGATCAATACACCTTTATCAAGTTTTGCTGTAATAGCATCAGTATCAACATCTACTACCTTAGCAGACCATTTATACTTTCCTCTTCTAAGGCATTCTTTTGATTCCTCCTTATATTCTGCTTTGATTGTCAAAAGACCATTTTCTACATTAATATCAATTGCGTCTTGATCAATGCCTGGGACTTCAACTTTTACAATATATCCATCTTCAGTTGATTCCCAGTCAGTATAAAGTGTTTTAAAATCATCTCCTTGAAATGATCTGGATACATCCATAATATCCCTAAAAAGATTGTCAAATGTTATAAGTTCTCTACTCATTTATTCCTCCTTATTTTTTCTTCAATTTGTTTTAATAATTCTTTGTCTTTTGTTTCATAATATTGATTAATCAATAATATCAATTCCCCATTTTTACCTCCATATTTTTATTTCAGTAATATATATGAAATAACCGTTCCAACTATATATATTTTTTAAAAAATTTTTATTTTGTTATATAGTAATGAAATAAGCGCATCTTGAAGATTGATTTTATTATTAAATAATTTTAAATTTATAAGCGTGTAGAAAAAAGAAACATGTATAAAAAACACTCAATATGGTGTATAATTTTGAAACAAAATAAAAAAAGGACCATCTAAAGATGGTCCAAAGTGATATACTATCACCTCCTTTTTTATTGTTTAAGCAAAGCTTTCGCTTTACTTGCCATATACTCAGAATATATTTCTATAAATCGTTTTCCAACTAATTCATAATCTTGAGACTCTTGGAAAGAGCTATATAATTCTTCCATATGTTTTTCTACATTTTCAATTCTAACTTCCAAAAGACTTCTTTGTTCTAAAAAATCAGAAAACTTGCTTAGGATTTTTGGATTGTCTTTTACAAGATTAGCATAATTATAAGTTGTTTGATTATTCATCTTGGCCTCACTGGTTCTGGTGATTTGGAAGAAGGCATTAATTCCTCTATCCTCTTTATTAAATCTTTGACTTCTGAGTCAATTTCTTTTGGGGTTTTAATATCTAATACAATATAGAAATCTCCATTATTAATTCCCATATTTTTTAATCTTAATATTTCTCCATTTTCTGAACCTTTGGGAATAATAATTTTTACTTTATTTTGTAATGTTGGAATTTCTATTTCGTCTCCCAATATTGCTTGTGTCCACGTTATTGGAACATGAATAATTATATCATTATCCTTTCTTTGAAAGAACTTGTGTTCTCTTACATTAACATTTACTATTATATCACCAGGTATGTCTTGATTTTGATGACCTTCGCCTCTTATAACTACCTTGTCTCCATTTTTTACACCTGAACGAATATTGAACATGATTGTTTTCTTTTTTCTTTCATGTCCTTCACCAGAACAGTGTTTACAACTTCTTGAATTTAATATTCCAGATCCATTACAGCTTGGGCAGGGCATCGATATTGAGAAAAATCCGCCACCTCTACCTATTTTACCAGTTCCACCACATACCGGGCAGCTTGTAGTTTGTCCATCTTCATTACCTGTTCCATTACACTTGGCACACTTTTCTTTTCTATTTACTTCTAACTTAATCTGTTTACCATTCACCGACTCTTCAAATTCAAGATTTACAAAAACTCTTATTGATTCTGATTTTACTCTTTGTTTTGTTTGTTGAGCAAATGGATTAAATCCAGCACCAAAAAATTCTTCAAATGGATTAGAAAATGGTCCTTGAGAAAATGGATTCTGTTTAGGAATATCAGCAGTTCCAAACATATCATAATTTTTTCTTTTCTCTGGATCTGATAAAACAGCATATGCTTCTTGAATCTTTTTAAATTGTTCTTCTGAAGATTTGTCACCTGAGTTTTTATCTGGGTGATATTTCAAAGCTAACTTTTTAAAAGATTTTTTTATTTCTTCTTGGGTTGCTTTTTCATCCACTTGAAGAGTTTTATAATATTCTTTCAATTACACAACCTCGTCTACTAATCCCCACTCAAGACATTTCTCAGCATCTAACCAAAGATCATGTTTTAATATTTCATCAAGTTCTTTTTCTGGAATTTTTGTTTTATCTCTATAAATCTGTTTTATCCTATTCATAAGATTTTCACTATTCTTCATATCATCTTTCAATTCTTCAAATTTTCCCCAATGAACAGATGACAATTGATGAATAAGCATATAACTTGTTTTGGTTATTAATCGTTTTGCACCAGCTACAGATAATAGAGTAGCAGCACTTGCAGCACCACCTTCTACATATGTCCAAATTGGAATTGGATTTCTTGATATAAGATCATATGTCGCAAATGCACTTAATACACTTCCACCATAACTGTGAATGTATAATTCAATATGATCATCATTTTTTGATCCAGGCATATACTTGGATGGATTTAAAGCAATAAGCTTATAATTCATTTCACGAATAAATTTATTAAGCTTAAACATCGTGTTTTGATCAATCTCCTCATAGAGATAAATTTTGTTGTCAAAAACCTCAATATTAGAAGTGATATTCTTTATTTCATCTTCCATTTTAGGTGTTTGGTTTTTTTTAACTCCCCAATTCAAATTTAGCATGTCTTTTATCCCACTCCTTTTCTCTTTTATTTTTACATTTTTCACATAAAGCTGAATCCCAACCATTTACACGAGATATGTTGCCTTCTAATCCACACTCCTCACAGGTATGACAAGATCTGTGTTCATACTCATCCATAAGATCTTGCATTTCTCTTGTTGCACCGTAAGAATAAACTCTCAATGATCCATATTTTTCTTTTAACTGAAGAACACGAAATCCTTCTTCTTTGTTTTTTAAAAGATCTTTTGCTCTTTCATTGATTGGAATTGAGTTTAAATAATCTTGATACATTTTTTCTAATTTTTCAGACAACTCCCAAATTAAATCAAACCACCCATTTCCACACTCAAAACCAAAAGCCATTAAAGAATCTGTTAATGGAAGATTTGTCTTATAAAAATCAAATCTTTGTGTAAGCTTTTCTTCAAGTTCTTGTTTCATTTTTCTCTCACTATAAAATATCGTATGTCTTTACAAGGGATTATATTATTAAATATACAATGTAATTTACACCTGGAATAAGATTCTGTTTCTATATAATATATGCAATCTTTGCAGGTCTTTCCTAATAATAAAGCTTTAGCATGTAGGTAATCATTCATATAATGAGTTAAATAATTTTTCTGTTTTATCTAAATTATTCAAGTGAGATTGCAGTTTATATTTTTCTAAAAATGCCTTGAATACAACTACATCAAAATGTTTTTTATTATA